CGCCGGCAGGAGCGGTTCAACCACTGACTTGATTTGTCGCCGTCTCGGCATGGAGACCTCCCTGATTGATGCGCGTGTTGAGCCAGCGCCAGAGCGCGGCCAGTTCGCGCGCCGCGGCGCCTTTGGGTTCGTATTCGGAGACGCCCTGACCATCGGCAAAGGCGTCCTGCCAGGCCATGCGCTGGCGGATACGGACCGGCGCCACCTCGCCGACGATGGCCAGTTCGGCGGCGGCCTCTTCGGCGCGGGTGCCGCGCGGCTGGACGTGCTCGAGCACGAAGGCGAAGGGCCGTTTGAGCGCGCTGGCAAGCCGGGCGGTGGCGACCACCGCGGCGATGTCGGCGACTGCGGGCCGGCACGGGATGAGGGTGAAGCTGGCATGGCGGATGGCGGCGCCGACCAGAAAATTGTCGTGGCCGGGGGTGTCGATGAAGATGAAGTCGAAGGGCGCGCGGGCGAGCTCCTGCAGCTCCTCTTCGAGCGGGCCGTCGGCGGATTTCCGCACTTCGGGCGCCGGCAATTCGCGCGTCCGCTTCCAGGTCGCCAGCGTCTGCTGCGGGTCGAGGTCGAAGAGCAGCGCGCGCTGGGCCTGCTGCGCGGCCAGCACCGCGCAGGAAATGGCGAGCGAGGACTTGCCGCAGCCGCCTTTCTGAGCAGCGAGGGTAATAATTTTCATCGGACGAAAAACCGCACGGCCAGGAGGATGCCGAGCGCGAACGCCAGCATCCCGCCTACTCGGACCGTCATGGTATAAACGGCAAGTTCAATCTCCTTGCGTAACAGCGCCATCTCGTTGCGCACTCCCGTGAGGTCGCTTTTGGTGGCGACACTTTCGCGCAGGGCATCCTCCATCGCCTCGGCGTGGGCCCGCGCCTGGTCTTCGCCGATGCCGGCTTTGGTCAGCCGATCGACATAGGCGAGTTTGTCAAAGAGCAGAATGTCCGGCATTTACTTAAGCTTCGCTAAACTTACGGTCTTCGTGTTTGTGTTCCTGTTCGGTCACCCTATAAAGTATGTACCGTTTACGGTGATACAGCAATACAGTAATTCAGCAAGAGGGAATTGTGGAACTCGAACAACTGAAAGCTTTTGCCGTCGGCACGCTGGATGTCGCACGTAAATATCTGGCTGAACATGACGAATACGACCCCCAACTGGTGACCATCAACGCCGGGAATGAAATGGAGGTCTACATCATTGTGCACCCGCGGGTGCCGCCGTGGGTGGTGGTGCGCCAGATTCTGCGCAGCCGTCCGGCGACCGCCTTTATCCTGACCGCGCAGGCCTGGACCATCCGCAAAAAGCGCCAGCCGGGCGAAAGCGAGTCGGACCTGCGGGACCGCATCAAGCGCGGGCTCGGGGAAATGCCCGCCAACTGGGCGGACTACGGTGGCCCCGACCGCACCGAAGGTCTGGTCATGTGGGTGTGCTCGCGCGACTATATGGCGATGCACACGCTGCCGTTCACGCGCGCGGGCAAGTCAGTCCATTTTGAAAACGAGATGGTGGCGACGAACGTGCAGGAACTGAGCGGCGCCTTTGTGGAAATGCGCGAATTATTGCAGTATCTCCACTGAATTATGCCTTTTAGCCCGCGGCCCAATTTTCTCGACTATGCGCAGGGCGTGATGCGGCCAGCCCCGCCGCCGGAACCACCACCGACCGCCCCGGCGCCGCCGTCAATCGTCAAACAGCCGCTCTCCAAGCTCTACCTGGTCGCCTTTGCCGACTCCGCCGGTGGCCGGGTGACTTCCGGGCGCAAGGCCTCACAGCGTTCGCGCTCGGCCATCGTGGTTTCGGGGATGGACGAAATGGAGCGCCATTTCTGTCTCAAGGCGTGGGCCCAGCATTGCACCACCGACGAACTTATCGAGGAAATCTTTGCCACTCAGGAACACTGGCGGCCGGCGGTTTTCGGCATCGACGCGACCGGCAACCAGGGGCTGTTTGCCGACGCCATCCGGCGCGAGGTGCGCGAGAAGAACCGCAAGCTGCCGCTTACTGACTTTATCTTTGAGGGGGATAAGGACTGGCGGATTGAAACCACCTTACAGCCTTTGCAGGCCGCCGGCAAGCTTTTTTCTTTGACCTCGCTCGCCGACCTGGAGGACGAGTATTCGGCCTTTCCCGGCGGCAACTATAAGGACATTCTGGACGCCTGGTGCGGCTGTATCAAACTCTGTCCGCGCAAGCCCAAGCTGGCCGAGGCGCGCGACGAGCTGCGCCAGTTGCGGGAATACCTGCGCAGTCAGCGGTTGCCGGAAAGTCAGGTTCAAGCTAGGGTCGAGCAGGAATTATTGCTGCGCGAACGCAGTTTAACCCAGGGAGGATAGCCCATGGCAGGCACCGCCAGTGATCGGCAGGCCGAACTCAACCGCATCCGTTCCAGCGAATCGAATACCTACGATAGCGGGCGGAACGATTCCGCCAGCAAGTACCACCCCGGTTTCACCAAAAACCGCAGCCCCAAGGACCCCAGTAATACCTCGGCCGGGACTCCGAAACCCAACGGCAACGGGAGCTAAAGCCCATGCCCACCGACCTGACCAAGGTCCCGTTCATTTTAGATGCGGCGGATGTTGGCGGGTTGCCGCGCACCATCTTCGGCCGCTTGGCGCGCTGGTCCTCGGAAGGCTATCCGCAGACCGTCGCGCAATGGGTGACGCTCGGCCAGGTAACCTGGCACTCACCTGCGGCGACGGCGGGGGACATGGTGATTTTTACCGACCTCAATGGCCACGAGGTAGTGCGTCTGGGGCCGGCCAGCGGAGCTCAGTTCGAAGACCAAATCAAGCTCACGGACACGATGCACTTCGAAGGGCTGATCCTCACCGCCCTGCCGAGCGGCATTGTGCGTCTGGAATACCGCTGATGCCGTATGTCACTTTTTCGCTGCGCGCGGTGTCCGACATTGCCGCCGAACCGCAAGTCTACGTGGATTACACCCGCCGGGTCTTCGTGACCGAAGCTCAGTTGCTGGCGATCCAGAAAGCGGGCGGCGATGGCGCCGGCATTTTCACCGAAATCCCCACCATCAACCAGATTCCGGTGCTGAACGCGCTGGTCATTGCCAGCGACCAGCCGGTCAATCTGAAACTGGCCTCGGTGGTTGCGGCCGACGGCGTGATCGCGCTCAAGGCGGGCGGCATTCTGGCGGTGATCGACGCCAGTATCGGCGCCGGTGCCGGGGTCAACGCGACGGTCAACAATCCGGGGACAAACGCGGCCACGCTCAGCGGCATCGCCGGCGGCACCTAACTACATTGGAGTAGACCGGCATGCTGTTCGAAGTGGGGTATCGCCGGCGCCATCCGCTGTTCCGAGACGAGCTGCCGCGCTGCGTCGAACTGATCGACGCCGACTCGCTCGAACAACTGGTAATGCTGTTTCAGCGTCCGGACAGCGAAGGCGTTGAACTGATCGAAGTCAAGGCGCTCGACGGGGAACTATAATGCGGATCGTAGATCGGAGCGGCGGCAAGCCGCTGCGTGACCTGGACGACGCCATGCTCGCCAGCCTGAGCGAGTGGCTGGTCAATTCGCGGCTGCGCTCGGAGGCCGCGCGGCAGGCCATCGAGCGCCAGTGCATGGACGATTTGCGCATGTATCAGGGCGTCTCCTCGACCGCCGAGCGCAACGTGCCCATCGACCAGGCGCCGAACCTCGAAATCACGCTCGGCGCGGTGGCGGTCGACGGGATTTATGCCAATTTCGTCGAACTGGTGACGCAGGCAAGCCAACTGGTCACCATCATTCCGCGCAAGCATTACGAGGACTATGCCGACGCCCTGCAGGACCTGGTCGACTGGGGCTGCCGCGAGGCCTTCAACGTCGAGGAAGCCATCAACGTCGGCCCCTTCGACTGTATCCGCATCGGCACCATGGACTATTACATCCCGTACTCGGAAAAGGTCCGGGTGACCGACATTGCCAAGACCATAGATCGCGGGCCGCGCATCGTGCCGATCGCGTTCGAAGATTTTCATCTGCCCGAAGGCAGTCAGGGCAATATCCAGTACGACCCCTGGTGCGAGATGGACCTCTGGCTCTACCCCTCGGAACTGCGCCTGATGGCCCGCGCCGGCAAATGGGCCTACTACGACCCCGAGCTTAAGAATGTCACGCGGGCGGCCAGCATTCCCGAACTGACCCAGCGCCGCTATGACCTGGCGCGCGACCAGTCCTCGCAGGCCGCCGAGGGCACGCTCTATCAGCTGGTCTACCGCTGCGGCGAGTACGACATCGACGACGACGGCATCAACGAAGAGCTCGAAATCATCTGGGACAAGACCTCGGGCCACGTGCTCGACGTTAAATATCCCAATTATCAGGTGCGGCCGTTTGAGCATGCGGTCTATCAGATTCAGCCGAAAGTGGCCTGGGGCCTCTCCGTCCAGCGCATGTGCGCGCCGTATGAAGAGGAAGTGACCGTCATTCATAACGAGCGCGTGCTCAACATGCGGCTGGCCAACGCGCGCATCTGGAAGGCGACCCAGCAGGTGGCGCCGTTCATGGAGCGCATCTGGCCGGGCAAGGTTATCCGGGTCTCGCGCACCGACGAATTCACCGGCGAGAAAATGGCCGATGTCTATCCGTCCAGCGCGCAGGCCGAACTGATGGACATCACCTACGCCGAGCGGCGCACCGGCCTCGCCGACCTGACCAATGCCGGGCAGAAAATCGGCACCCGCACGCCGGGCATTTCGGCGCTGAGCTACATGCAGGCGGCCTATCGGCGTTTCACCCCGCCCTTCCGCAACATGCGCAACTGCCTGGGCGCGGCCGTCCGGCAATGCCTCTACCGCTATCAGGAGCGGGTGCGGGCCAAGGACAAGCACGCGATTGACGACCTGCTGAACGTGCTCGGCGAAGAGAAGGGCAACAAGGTCATCGAACTGTTTCAGAAGGTCGATAACCTGATTGATGCCTTCGACGCGCAGATCACGGCGACCTCGGTTTCGGTCAATCGCGAGGCGGACCGGCAGAACTGGCTGATGTACGCCAATTTCTGGACCGGCTTCCAGAAACAGCGCCTGGAGCTCGAACAGTTCGCGGCCAACGCGCCGACGCCGCATCTGAAACAGGTGGCCGAGGAAATTATCGCCGCCGGGCTTTATCTGCTGCGCCGTTTCACGCGGACTTTCGAACAGGTCTCCGACGTCGATCGCTATCTGGCCGAAGTGCGCGGCTTCGAGGAAATGGCCGGCCAACTGCCACCGCAGTTTCAGCAGGGCCTGCAGGGCCTTGCCGCGCAACTGGGCGGGGCGATGGCGCCGCAAAGCCAGTACGGCCCGCAGATTCAGCAGGCGATGGACGGGCAGGGGCCGCCGCCGGAACCCTCTCAGCCGCCGCCACCGCAACAGGAGGCCGCATAATCCATGGCACTTTTGGGACTGCGCTGGGTGCGGGCGCTCTATGGCGAGCGCGAGATTCGCGACGACTGGGAGCAATGGCTTAAGGAACGGCGCGCCGCCTATCTCGATGAACTGGCCGCGGCCGACGATAACAAGCAGATACGCCAGGTGCAGGGGTGTCTGCGGGCGCTCAACGAACTCAGCTTATTCATTGAACTGGCGCGCCAGGAGCTGGGCCGGCCGGAGGCCTTCGACGAGCCTGCGTCTTGACATGTTTTAAAACTTTGGTTTAAACCTTAACCCAAGCAAGCCCGCTGTAAATTCTGCCTGGCACCCGGCAGTTTTTGCAGCGAGCTTGCTTTTGCCGTTTAAAGGACGACAGGGCGCCCAGGCAGAACTTGCAGCGGGCATTCGAGGAGCACTCGATGCCCGACGACGAACTCGATCCCAACCAGCCCCCCGACGAACCTCCCGGTGCACCTGAGTTAAATCCGACGCCCGAGCCGGCACCTGCGCGTGCCAGCGGCGCCAATCCCCCGGCTGCCGCTACGCCAGCCGCACCGTCGCCCAGCTCGGTTTTTTCCGACGAACAGATCGGCAAACTCGCCAGCGGCATCTCAAGCGGCCTGCTGAACGGCCTGCGGCCGCCGGCACCGACCGGACCCGCGACCTATCAGCCGCCGCCCGGCCCGACGCCCGACGAATTGCAGGCCCGGGTCAACCAGCTCGACGAGCAGATCGACCTCGCCGTCACCGAGGGCAAGCCCATCGGCGCGCTGATTTCCCAGCGCGATAAATTCCGCGACCAGCTGGTCGACATCAATCTGGTGCGGCCGATTCGCCAGCAGGGCAGCATCGCGGTCAACCGGCTGACCCTGGCCAACGCCAAACGCGACCACGCCGACCTCTTCCGGCTCTACGAGCGCGAGTTGATGCAACTCCTCAACCCCTCGCTTGAGCAGGGCTTCATGCTGACCGACGAGATCGTCAATGAAGCCTGCAACCTGGTCGCCGGCCGCCATCAGAAAGAACTTTTCCAACTCGACCGCGAAGCTGAAATCCGCCAGCAGAAACTCGCCGCCGCCTCACCACAACCCGGCGCTACCAGCGGCCGGGCGCGCTCGATCCAGTCGCAGTCGCCGCAGACCATCGAGGCGCGCTTCGGGGCTCCGGCCGAAGCGGCGATGCAGACCAAACGCGCCAAGGGCATCGACGAAGACCAGATGGCGCGCCGCCTCGGCTACAAAAACAAGGCCGAATGGTTCGCCAAGGATGACGAATTGTCCCGCCCGGAGAACGCCGGCCTCGGCCTCGATTCGGCCTGGGACCGCAAGAACCAGCGCTGGGTCGGGCCCGATGAGTTGAACGAGTTCTACAATGGCTAACTCCAAACCGCTTCCCCCGGTGGTCTCCAATGAGTTCGATAACTCTGTCGCAGCAGCTCGCGCGGCTGACGACCCTGCAACAAATCCGGCGCATCTCGGCAATATCCCTAAAGGGTTCCATCGTGACGAGGAGGCCGCCCGCCGGCGCGACGAACTGGCTGAGGCCGCTGAGGCAGATGCCCAGAACGCAGGTTCAATTGGCGCGGACGCTTTAAAGCCCGAGCGCGAAATTCTGCGCCATCTCGACCCCATCGACGGCAACTGGCCGATCAGCAACAAGGTTCCCGGCCGCTATTACGTCGGCGTCCACAAGGACAATGTGACCATCGCGCAGTATCGCGCGCGCGGTTATCAGATGGTCCAGGGCGACGACTCCGAAGCGCTTGAATTCAAGGGTCTCGACGCCGCCGCCGGCTCCAGTCTGCGCGGCCTGGGGGACGTGCTGCTGATGTGGGTGCCCGAGGAACTGCGCCAGCGCTGGGAAGAACAGAACATCAAGAAAGGCATCGCGGTCGGCGCCATCGAACTCGACGAAGGGCCGGAAGTTTCCTGGGAAGACGCCGCCAATGACCCGCGCGGTCTGGCGCGTCAGATGGGGGCCATGGCCCATGCCCGCCGGCGCGATCCGCGCATGCAGCAGACGGTGTTTCGCGGCTCCATGGGGCAAATCGAACGGCTCAACGAGGGTATCCGCGCGGGCAATATCCCCGGTTTCGAACAGACTATTCGCGGGGCGTGACGTTCGTCACGGCCAGGCAAGGAGAGAGTCATGGCCAACGCCAATCTGAGACCGATGCAGGTGAGTTTCCAGGAAGGCAACAACGCCACGCCTCAGAAATGGGAACCCGAAGGCGCCAACCAGACCTTTTTGATGGGCGCGCCGCTGGTGTGGTCCTCCGGCACGCTGGTCGAATCGGGCGCCAATCCGACCGCGGTGTTCGGCGTTTCCAACGGCCCCGGCCACAATGTTGCGGCCAGCGCCGCGCAGGTGCTGGCGACCAAAGTTTTCACCGAAACGGTCTATGAAATCAGCGTCGACAAGGCCTCACTCCAGGGCGGCGCATCGGCGCTGCTCGCCCTCAGTAATCTCGGCGCCACCATCGGTCTGACCAAGGACTCGCTGGGGGTCTGGTATGCCGACGTCGACAAGATGGCGGCCAATCAGTGCATGACTATCTACGGTTTTCCCGACGGCCAGGCCGGTGCGGTTAATGGCCGCGTGTACGTGAAATTTCTGGCCGCCAATGTCGCCAACTAAGTGGATTTGGATAGGTATTAGCTGGTCAGCTTACTAAGCTATGGGCATGCACGGATATAAGGGCAGATACAACGTAGTGCATCCTGTTGCGCGGTTTTTCAAGTACGTTCGGGAAGAACCAGAGACTGGTTGTTGGATTTGGATTGGCGCCTACGTAAGCGGCAAAGACAAGCTACCTTACGGTAAGTTTTGGTTTCAAGGCCGCACGGTTCCAGCTCATTTGTGGGCCTTTGAACATCTACGCGGAATTGTCCCTGACCCCAATAAAGACCGGGATCATGTGGTGTGTAGCAATCCCGGCTGCGCCAATCCTTGGCATCTGGAAGAAGTTACGCCCCGCGAGAATACGCTACGGGGAGTTGGTCCGTCTGCAATTAATGCCAGAAAAGTTTTGTGTATCCGGGGGCACGAATTTACTCCGGAAAATACCTACGTCGACAAATTAGGCAAGCGCTGTTGCAGGGAATGCCACAACGCAAAGATGCGTCGTCGCAATACCGCTAAGCGTGCTGCTGTAGACGTAGCAACGGGAGGATAGTCCAACGCCAGCCGCAACACCCGGATTCGCGCCATTACTATCTACGAGGTACCAGGGCATTCTTGTAGACGTGGGCAAAGAAAGGCCGCCCGAATATCCGATGTATACCAACGTGCGGACGATGAACGTAAATCCCGAGACCTATCTGCAGGTGAGCGGCCTCGGTTCGATGTACGGCAAGCCCGAAGGCGAGCAGTTCCGGCGCGACCAGCCGATCATCGGCGGCACCATCAATCCTTCGGCGGTGCCCTATGGCATGTTGTTCGAAGTCACCTTCGAAATGTACGACGACGACTTGTACCAGGTGATGGAGCAGCAATGGCGGGAAATGGGCCGCTCCAGCCGCCAGCGCGACGAAATAGTCGCGGCGCAGCCGCTGATCAATGCCTTCAATAATGCCTTCCCCGGCTTCGACGGGGTCTCCCTGTGTAATACCGCGCACCCGTTGTTAGGCGGCGGCACCCAGGCCAACCGGGGCAGCCCCGACCTGACGTTCAGTGTGACGGGCGTGCAGAATATGATTCTACGCGCTGAATCGCGGGTGAACCAGCGCGGCATTCAGCGCCCCATCGCGCTTACCCGGGTGCTGATTACCCCGACCAACCGTTTTCTGATTCGCGAGGTGCTGGGTTCCTCGGGCCAGCCGCAGACCGCCAATAACGACACCAATTCGCTGGTGCCCGAGGCCATGCAGTGGCGCGTGCTGCACTATCTGACCGCGCCGCAGGATTATTTCGCGGCGGCCCCGCTGCCAGACTCCGATATGTGGTTCCTGTGGCGCAACCGGCCACGTCCCAGTAACTGGGATGATAACTGGACCCAGAATGGTTGTTTCGCGTTATATCAACGTATAACTAGCTATTACGGCTCTTATGAATTTATAGAAGGCGCGCACCCATAAAAGCACCCAATCAAAGAAATAAGGTGTTAATAGAAGCGAACTTCGTCTACATTCGGGTGCGTGACACAAGAATATCGTGAGTGGAGAAGGAAGAAACGCGCCTTTGAGGCTTGTGGACATGCAGATTGGGTACGCTGCAAATTCTGCAAGAAATGGGGACCCCCCGAAAGTATGTGGGTGGGCATCGGACATCAGAAATATCAGGACCCAACGGCCAAGCATCGTGAGTGCTTTGCGAAATATACCCGCGAGCAGCGGAAACTCCCGCACACTGGAGAGCGGGAACGAGCACGAGACCGCAAGCGTGGGCCTGGACGGCTTAACCGCAAGGCCTCGCTTGCCCGATACAACGTCAGTAAGAAGCGGCGGCTGGGTGCGCAAAGATATTACAGGACTGAGAAGGGCCGACTCAATTTTGAGAAACACGCAACGTTATATCGGGCGCGTAAGTTCGAGGCTGAGGGCTCGCATACTCCAGAGGAATGGCGGGTGCTGGTTAAGGCCTGCGGGAGTCGCTGTGCTCGCTGTGGCGAGGTCAGGAAAGTAACGCGGGACCATATTGTGCCGCTGAGCAAGGGTGGAACTGACTATATCTCGAACATTCAGCCGCTCTGTCGTCCGTGTAATTCGCGCAAAGGGAACCGAGCAGAAACCAGTGACGAGCTAAATCATGCCGGCAATACAAAGAAGTAGTTTTACGAGGTTCAGATGAAACTCTCACGCAAGCCGGAAACATTCGAAGTCATCAAGTTCGAGGTTAAGTCAGACGAGCCGATTCCCTATGGCACGGCGCCGGCCGGCTTCATGCTGATCTCCGGCGCCCATGGTCCGCAGGGGTTCGTTGGCCCCGGCGTGCTCGTCAATCCGGGCGAGTACGTGTTAATCGGCGACCGCGGCACGCGCATGGTGGTGACCCAGGCGGAGCTCGACGAAATGGCCAAGGGCGAGGAATGGGGCGAGGTCAAGGACAAGGACGAACATCCTGTGGCGCAGAAAGCCCCGGAGCCGCCACCGCGCCCTACCTCGGCGCCCCGCGCGTGAAGACCCGGACAGCGTCCAAAAGGCGATCAAAATGAAAACCGGATATTCGGGGGCCAGCGGCGGGATTTTTGTCCCGGCCAATGACGGCTTCGGCACGGTCGGCACTTTTACCGTTTCCCGCAACGCGGCCGGTGACTACTACGTCGCGCTGACCGCGGCGGCGAATTCGCCGTTCTACGTGCTGCCGATTTCCGAAGGCCTGCGGCTGACCTCGTTCGACATTGTGTATTCGATCGGCACCGCCGCGCTGACCACGCTAACCGCTGCGGTCTATTCGACCCAGTACGTGGCGGGCAATGCGGCGGGCACCGTCCGCACCCTGCTGGCGGCGGCGGCGCTGCCGGTGGTTTCAACCACCAACAATATCGCGGTGGCGAATGTGCCCGTGAGTTCCCCGGCTTTTGTTGGGGTGCATGAAAATGTCGGCGCGAGCGACAACTTCCCCGACAGTCTCGACACCATCGAACTCGCCATCGTCAATCCGGGCACCGCGGTGCTGCGGCTTTACGGCGCCTGGCTCTACGGCACGCGGGAAATCTGATGGCCAAGAAAGTGCCCAAAGCGAAGGCCGCGAAAAAAGCCAAGATGGCGCAGGTGCTCGGCGAGTTCAAGCAGGGCACGCTCAAATCCGGCAGCAAGCAGGGACCGCCGGTCCGCAGCCGGGCCCAGGCGATTGCCATCGGCTTGAAGCAAAGCGGTCAGTCCAAGGCCGGGAAAAAACGGGCGCGCAGCAAGCCCAAGACCTCGGTCGAAGAAGCTCTCAGCAAGTGATCGCATGCCTCATCGCCCTGATAATGGTCGCCATCATCGCGCTCATCGTGGTGCTGGTGCTGGAGGCGGTACTGGCGGCGTTTTTCCCGATACCGGGTCAGATCACCTATCTCATCCGCCTGCTGGTGGGACTGCTGGTGCTGCTTTACGCCTTGCAATGTTTATTCGGGGTCGGACTGCTCGCCCCGCATTGGAGCTTACGATGAAGAAAGCGATGAGCAAAGGAACCAAAAAGCCCGGCGGCAAGGTCGCCAGCAAAGGCAAAGGCGCCGCCCCAAAGTCCAAGGGTCATAACCTCGGCGCGATCCCCAAATGAAAAAGCTCGGCGGCAAAATGCCCAAAATCGGCCGGCTCAAAAAGCCGCGCATGCTCAAACGCATGAAACTGCGCCGGCCCAGGCTGACGGTCGGCCAGGCGCTCAGCGAGTGAAGAAGAAAAAGCAGCATCCGGCGCCGATTATGGCGATGACGCCTTATGAGGCGAAACCCTTCTCGGCGCATCTGCACGCCGAGGGCCGCACCATGGATGAACTGCACGCCAATATTCGTTCACTGATGAACAAGCATCTCAAGCCGCCGGCGAAGGGCAAAAGCCGCAAACGCGGGCGGCCCGGCAGTGTGGCCAAGGCCTTGAGCACCTGACAATGGCAATCCGCGACCGCTTCAAACGCAACATCGCCCCGGCGAAGTCGCTGAAACGTCCCAAACTCGGCCGGCAAAAGCGGACCGGCCCCGAGAAAAAAGCCGCTTACGACAGCCTGGTCCAACGCTTCAAAAAAGGTTTTCCCCGCTGATCCGTTTTCTCTAGAGAAAACGGTTTGGTTGACCGTGAGCCATGGCAACTACCATCGAACAGGTCGCGCGGCTGGCCAAGGCCGAACTCGACAGCACCATCGCGCTTGAGGTGGTGGGGCAGTTCGTCGCCCAGCGAATTACCGAAATCTTCGGCAAGTCCAAATTCAAGGCGCTGCGCAAACTTGGCGAGCTTAGCCTCAAGGCCACCATCGGTTCGATTGACGGCACCTCGGGCGGCACGGTGACGGTCACGCCGGGCACCAAAGTGGTAACCGGCGACAGCACCGCGGCGGCGGCCTGGTCCAACGAGCAGGAGGGCTGGTTCTTCCGTATCTGGCCGCTCCATACCTGGTATCGCATCGCCAAGGTGGACCCGCCCAATCTGCTGCTGGAATCGCCGGTCTCGACCGAACGGAATCCCGATTACACGCCGGGGGTGCCACTCAGCGGCCAGTCCTACTACATCGGCCAGCGGCTGGTGCCGGCGGCGCCGGATGCGCGCTATTTCGGCCAGTTCGTGCTGCCGTACCTCTATCTGCCGATCGACAATATCAGTCCCGAGGACATGCAGCGCCGCTATCCCTCGCGCATGCTGGTCGGCCCCTATCCCTGGGTGGTGTCGGAATTCGGCCTCGACTGGGGCAAGACCTCGCATCCCAAGCTGCTCGAGTTCTATCCGCTGCCGCGCATCGACACGGTGATTGGCTACACCTACTGGCAGCGGCCGCCGCTGCTCGCGCTCGGCGACGAATTGCCGCCGACGCTCGATGTCCACGTGGCGCGTGAAATGGCGATGATTCCGATCTATCGCTACGAGTACATGCGCCAGTTGAAAGCCGGCCAGGTGCAGTCGGCCGAGTTGCTCAAGAATGAGGCGCGGCTCCAGGAAAGCAAAATTCCGGATTTCGTCGACGAAGCGCTGCGCGCGGATAACGGCATGGACGACATGACCTTTATCATGCAGCGCTACGTCTCGCGGCGCAGCGCGGACTTCGACCCGATAACCGATGCGCGCGCCGACATCTTCAGCCGCCGGGGCGGGGGGTAAGAGGTGTGCTCTTGGATTTCCTGCATCAGCTCACCGCCGCGCAACCGGACCATCCGGTAAGTCAATTACTGGGGCCGTCACTGCCGGCGCTGTTTACCGGCGAGGGCGAGGAGTTTTACGACCGCGCCTATCAGCACAATCAGGCGTTCGCGCAGCCGGGGCCCTATGACACCCGGTTAAGTCCTGCGGACGAGAAGCAATTCCGCCAATGGGTCAAGGACCGGGGTGTGCCGTTCAACCCCGATGCCGCGCGTTCCGATTACGACATGCGCGGTTTCTGGCAAGGTGAACCCGCATTGGTCAAGCAGTGGCAGACGGGCAAACACTTTCCCGATACCTACAAAACCCCATACGACACGACTTTTTCGGGCGAGTCGAAATACGCCAAGCCCGGCACGCCGTTTGTCTGGCAGGGCGACAGGCTTATCGACCAGCGCAACGGGCGCGTCATCTACGCGCCGGCGCCAAAGGAGCAGTAACCCGTGGCGCAACCCTGCGGCCCATTGATTGACCAGGTCGGCGAGCGCGCCTTCGACCCGCATTTCACCGGCACCACGCGGGCGCAGGTGCGCGACCTGCTCTCGCGCGCCTCCCAGGTGGTCAACGGCGCCTTCGACAGCACGCTGGTGCTGACAGCGATGCCGACCGCGCCGACGCTCCAGGTCTACAATTTCGAACGGGTGGCGGCCGATGTGCTGCGCATCAAGGCGGTGCGCCAGGGCACCCGCGATCTCTCCGAGACCGACTTCTCACGTTTAAGCCAAATCGATAATCACTGGTTCGGGCGGCGCGGCCGGCGCTTCGAAACCTTCGCCGTGCTCGGGCGCCGGCTGCTCGTCATTCATCCGCTGATGCCGTGGGCGGACAGCGTCAACGTGCTCTACACCCAGCAGTTGCCGACGCTCGCGGTGGACGGCGACATGGTCAATCTGCCCGACGACCAGTTGCCGGTGCTAAGCAAGCTGACCGAGGCGCTGGTGCTCCTAAAGCAGCGCGACCTTGACAAGCTCGGGCCGCTCCTGGCGGAGTTGCCGGCGGCGCTGGGACTGAGTCCGGCCGCGCCGCAGGAGGCCGCCGCATGAAGTACCTCGCGGGTCTCCTGTTGGTGCTTGCCATGATGGCCGGGCCGCGGACCGCGCTGGCCAACCCGGACTACGACCCCCAATTCCCTGTGGGGTGTGGCAGCAACAGCAATCCCCAGGTGGCCGGCTGCACCAGTTACAGCACCTCGATGTATACCTTCAGCGCTCAGGAGCAGGCCGCGGAGAAAACCGAGTACGGCATAATGCCGTTCGTGGTCTCGGGCTGCCTGGGGCCGACCGCGACCGGCCTGACCCATACGCCGACCGCCTGTATTGCCTACAACGCCAATCTGCGGGCGACCGAAAATCATTCGATCACCTATCCGGATAATTCGACCTGTTGGGTGGCGATGGACCCGATGCGTTCGGGGAGCAACGCGCTGCTGGCGAATTTTGCGCGGGTGGCGGGTTCGCATTACCTGACCGACTGTGTCGACGCCAATAAGCCGAGCACGCCGATCAACGCGCAGCTGCTGATGAAGGTGACCACCCAGGGCGGCTCCATCACTGCGGTGCAGGACCTGCGCGCGGTGGTGCCGGTCTCGGCGGTGGGTGGCGGCGGCGGAGGCCAGGTTTGTATGGGCGGCGTGCCGCTCACCGCCGGGGTGGGGACGTTCACCGCCGGCTGTATCACCGCCGGCAGTTATTGTTCCTGCCGCGACCAGACCAACAATGCCGCGACCTGTTACACCGGCAATCCGTCCGCCGGCAGCGTCGGGGTGTATGGCGACGGCAGCGATATTACCCAAATCGCCTGTACCCAGATCTCGCCGAGCGTGCCGGGCATGGCGAGTTACTACGGGCCGGTTCAAATGACCGGCACCAGCGGCAACGGCAGCGATGCCATCAACAAGGTCTCAGTTAACGGGGTGCTTAATGCACTGGCCTTCGCTGGTAGCGATATTGGCGCTCAGACCAACGCCGCTATTGCTGCG